ATTTACAATTCAGTTTCCTGCATTTACAACATCTGCTGCAATATTAAGATTAACGTAAGAGAGGTTTAGATGGCACTTGTCATTAACGATAGAGTTAAAGAGACAAGCACTACCTCGGGAACGGGAACGTTAAACCTAGCTGGTGCTTCACAGGACTTTATAACATTTGTAGCTGGAGTAGGTACAACTAATACTACGTATTATTGTATTACCGAAACAGGTACAGATAAGTTTGAAGTTGGTATTGGTACTGTAACCGATGCTTCTCCAGATACTCTAGCAAGAACTGAAGTGATAAGTAATAACTTAGGTACCACAGCTAAAATAGATTTTGGTTCAGGAGAGAAAGAAGTATTTTGTACAATACCTGCTAAGAAAGCAATGTCACCTGTAATGGAAGCAACAGGTTATGTAGTAACTCATGCATCTACATTAGATGAGGTTCAAACTATGGACTCAGGTGTATTAGCAGGCCCAGTTACAGTTACAGGAACAATTACAACGACAGGAACATTGGTAATTATTTAATGAGTAAGATTGAAGTAAATGAAATAGATGCACAATCAGGAACTACAATTACTGTAGGATCAGCATGCAAATCAGTTGCAGTTCCAGGTAATGTTGTAAAAACAAACGCTGTACAAGCATCTGATGGTGGAAATATTGTAAGTCAAAGTGGTTCAACAATTACAATTGGAGCTTCAGGTGATACAATTACACTTGCGAGTGGTGCAAGTCAGTCAGGTTTTGGTAGATCAGGATCTGTAGACTGGCAGACAGGAAGTATTAAAACAGCAACATTTACACCAACATCAGGTGAAGGATATTTTTGTAATACAAGTGGCGGGGCTTTTACAGCTAACTTACCTGCTGGATCAGCGGGTGCAATTGTAGCATTTTCAGATTATTCAAGAACATTTGGAAGTAATAATTTAACAATATCACCAAATGGATCAGAAAAAATTGGTGGAGTTGCACAAGATGCAAAATTAGATGTTAATGGCCAAGCAGCAACATTTATTTATGTAGATTCAACAAATGGTTGGATAAATGTTCAAAATGCAGAAAACACTGAAACAGGAACTGTAGAATTTATATGTGCTACAGGTGGAACTATAAGTAATACTCCAACTTGCAGAATTCATACATTCACAGGCCCTGGAACTTTTACGGTTAATGCAATATCGTCAACTTGTTCTAACAGAAATAAAGTGGCTTATATGGTAGTCGCTGGTGGAGGAGCAGGTGGTTTTAGTAATGGTGGCGGTGGTGGAGCTGGCGGTTACAGAGAAGGAAGATGTAATCCCGTTACACCTTACACTGCTTCACCTGCAGCTACTACAGGTCATACAGTAACAGCAACAGCTTTTCCAATTACGGTCGGAGCTGGTGGAACATATCCTGGCGGTGGTGGTTGTGGTGGTTGTGGAAGCCCTTCAGTATTCTCTTCTTTTACATCTACAGGTGGAGGTGGAGGTGGTAACTCTAGTTCGGATGGTAAACCTGGAGGATCTGGTGGCGGTGGTGGTAACAATAGAGGAGGCGGAAGTGGAAACACTCCTCCTGTTTCTCCACCTCAAGGAAGCAGTGGTGGTTCATCAAGTGGTGCGGGACCAAATTATGGTGCGTCTGGAGGTGGTGGCTATTCAGGAGCTGGTGGAAATGGAAGTGGTAGTTCTGGAGGAAACGGTGGTTCTGGTACAACATCCTGTATTACAGGAAGTCCAGTAGGTAGAGCTGGTGGAGCAGGTGGTGCTAATGATCCTGGTTCTCCTGCACCTAGTCCTGGAGGCAGTGGTGGTGGTGCTGGAACTAATGGAAGTGGTATGCCAGGAACTGGAAACCCTGGAACAGCTAACACTGGTGGTGGCGGTGGCGGTGGAACTACACACGGACCTCCTTCAACAGGTGGTGGATCTGGTGGATCAGGAATTGTTGTAATAAGGTATAAAATTGCATAGGTAAATTATGAGTGAAGTAAAAGTAAATAAAATTAGTCCAAGAACAAACTGTGGTACAACCACATTAGGAGATAGTGGAGATTCTTTTGTTATTCCTAGTGGTGTAACAATTACGAACAATGGAACACAGACAGGTTTTGGTAGAACAGGAACTGTAGACTGGCAAACTTCAATTAAGACATCAACTTTTACAGCAGCCAATGGCGAAGGCTATTTTGTAAACACAACAGGCGGAGCCATAACTGCAAACCTTCCAGCAGGGACTTCTGGATCTATTGTTGCTTTCAGGGATTATGCAAATACTTTTGATAATAATAGTTTAACAATTTCAGCAAATGGTTCACAAAAAATTAATGGCGATGCTACTATAGATTTAGAAGTAAGTACAGAAGGTGAATCACTTACTTTGGTTTATGCAGATGACACTAAAGGTTGGCTAGTTGTAAACGATGGAAATAACGATGCAGGATCTCAAGCACAATTTATAGTGGCAACAGGCGGAACAATTACAACTGTTTGTACAAATTTCAAAGTTCACACTTTTACTGGTCCAGGTACTTTTCAAGTTACTTGTGCTGGAAATACTGGAGGATCAAACACAGTAGATTATTTGGTAGTTGCTGGAGCTGGTGGTGGAGGAGCTGGTCAAGGTACAGGTGGTGGCGCAGCTGGTGGATATAGAGAATCTGGAGGAACGGCCTCTGGATGTTATGCCGTATCTCCATTAGGTTCATCCCCAAGTTCAGTTGCAGCTTTACCAGTTTCTGTTCAAAGTTATCCAATCACAGTAGGTGGTGGAGGTAATGCAGGACCTGGTGGTGGAGAGAATGGAAGAGGTAGTGATGGAGCTAATTCAGTTTTTTCAACAATAACATCTGCCGGTGGTGGTGGAGGCGGTTCAGGTGGTGGTGGAGCAAACCCTGCAGGTGCTAATGGAGGAGCCGGTGGTGGTGGTGGAGGAAGATGTGGTGGAGCTGGCGGCTCTGGAAACACTCCTCCTGTTAGTCCCGCTCAAGGAAAAAACGGTGGTCCCTCTACTCCAAGTGGTGCAAGCCCATCCGTAGATAGTGGTGGTGGAGGTGGTGGAGCAACTGCTACAGGTAGTGCTGGAACTGCTAGTAGTACAGGTGGTGCTGGTGGAGCTGGAGCAACATCAAGTATTAACGCAACTCCTACAGCCAGAGCTGGTGGTGGAGGTGGTGGTTCTGAAAGTGGATCTGGTGGTGCTGGTGGATCAGGTGGTGGAGGAGCTGGATCAGGTGGACCTTCTGCTAATGCTACTAATGGAACAACAAATACTGGTGGAGGTGGTGGAGGTAAAGGTAACGATCCTGGGAATGCTGGAAACGGTGGTTCAGGAATAGTAATAATAAGGTATAAATTTCAATAATTATGACGAGTACAATAAAAGTAGACAACATACAAGATCAAGACGGTAATAATATTATCAATGAAAATAGTAATACGATTACTATTGGTGCAAGTGGTGATACCGTTACTCTTGCATCAGGTGCATCTCAATCAGGTTTTGGTCGTACGGGAACTGTTGATTGGCAGACAGGGTCAATTAAAACAAGCACGTTTACAGCTGCAAATGGTGAAGGATATTTTTGTAATACAACAAGTGGATCATTTACAGTAAATTTACCTGCTGGATCAGCAGGTGCAATCGTGTCTGTACAAGATTATAATAATACATTTGACTCAAATTCTTTATCGGTAGCTGCAAATGGATCAGAAAAAATTAATGGTGGAGCAGGTAGTATAATTTTAAATACAGAGGGTGAAGGTTTAACTTTAGTTTATATTGATGCTACTGTGGGTTGGAGATCAATACAAGATTCATCTTTTTCTGATACAGGTGGTGCTTTTATTGAAGCAACAGGTGGAACTATAACAACATCTGGTAATTGCAAAATTCATACATTTACAGGACCAGGAACATTTACAGTTTCTAAAGCAGCAATTTGTGCAACAAATAATGTAGTCTCACATTTAGTAGTCGCTGGTGGTGGTGGCGGTGGATATGTTTGTGGCGGTGGTGGTGGAGGAGCAGGTGGTTTCAGAGAAGTTAAATCTCCAGTAACACCTTATACAGCTAGTCCTTTAGACGGATATCCAAGTGCTCCTAATAGAATAACAGTCACAGCAACATCTTTTCCAATTACAGTTGGTGGTGGAGGAGCTGCAGGAACACCACCTAATAATAATCCAGGTTCTAATGGAAATAATTCTGCATTTTCAACTATTATATCAACAGCAGGTGGTGGAGGTAATTCTTTTTCACCTGATTCTGGAGGTAATGACGGTGGATCTGGTGGTGGAGGTGGTGGCCGAGGCGGTGACGCTGGCGGTGCGGGTAATTCCCCTCCTGTTTCTCCAGCACAAGGATTTGCAGGTGGTGCTGCAGCACCAGGATCTAGTCCTCCAAGTATTGATGCTGGCGGTGGCGGTGGTGGAGCTACAGCAGTTGGAGCAAATGCAACAGATAATAATGGTGGAAATGGTGGTGCAGGAGCAACAACCTCAATTAATGCAACTCCAACTGCTTATGCAGGCGGTGGAGGTGGTGGGGCAGAAACTACTTCAGCAGGTTCAGCAGGAACTGGAGGTGGCGGAGCAGGTGGTTTAGGTTCAGCTCAAGCAGGAAATGGAACAGCTAACACTGGTGGTGGTGGAGGAGGGTATGGAACAGACCAAACAAGTGGAAATGGCGCAGGAGCAGGTGGATCTGGTATTGTTATTATTAGATACAAATTCCAGTAGTTGAATGAATAAAATTTATAATATATAATAGGAGATAATTATGGCACATTTTGCAAAACTAGGATCAAACGGAAAAGTTATTCAAGTATTAACACTTGATAACAAAGATATGTTAAATGCTGATGGTGTTGAAGATGAATCAGTAGGTCAACAATATTTAGAAACACACAATAATTGGCCTGCACAAATGTGGATTCAAACTTCATACAATACATCAGGTAATAAACATTCATCAGGTGATGATTCAAAAGCATTTAGAGGAAATTACGCAGGTATAGGTTATACTTGGGATGAGGATGATCAAATCTTCTGGCCTAAAAAACCATATGCATCTTGGGTAAAACATAATGATTCAGCTTCTTGGAAATCACCAATCGGTGATGCTCCAGCATTAACAGAAGAACAGACTTCACAAAATACAGCTGAAACTCATGTATGGCATTACGTCTGGAATGAAACAAACACAACTTGGGATTTGACAGACTCTAAAGCATAATTTATATATGGTGGTGGTATGCAAAAGAATGTTTTAAGTGAACAAAGTTTATTCTTTGGCGATGTTGATATGCCAAAAGGTTTTGAGATAGACCAAGAAAAACTTACCAACGATATTTTACAATCATCATTTACTAACAAACAATTCCCATTCTCACGAACTTGGGATATATTAAACACATATATGCGAGACTTTATTGGTCTTGATTATGGTATTAATTTAGTCAATAAAGATTCTTGGGGTGATATTTATAAACCAGGTCAAGTATCTAAACCTTTATTAAATGTTGATCTAGTAGATCTTCGAAACTCACCTGACTTTACAATGCTTTACGGAGTTAAAGTTGATAAGTGTTGGGTAAGAATACATTTCGATGACAATAGACGTAAGGGAAGAAGTTGGGACATAGAACTTAAAAAAAATATGTTTGTTATGTTTCCATCTACTAATATGTATATTGTGTCAAATGACCAAAAAGACAGTTTGAATTTTGTTCAAACAATAACATATGAATATATCTAATTACTATTGGCATTTTCCTGCTGCACTTACACCAAAGTTTTGTGATGATGTAATAGCTTATGCTAATCAACAAGAGGAAGTAATGGCTAGAACTGGTAATTATGGTAATAAAGAATTAAATAAAAATCAAATAAAGGATTTAAAAAGAAAAAGAAATTCTGATATAGTATGGCTCAATGACACTTGGATATATAAAGAATTACATCCATACGTTCACGAAGCTAATAGAGACGCTGGTTGGAATTTTGATTGGGAAAGAAGCGAGCTTTGTCAGTTTACAAAATATAAACACAATCAATATTATGATTGGCATTGTGATAGTTGGGACAAACCCTATGATCGAAAAGACCCAAACAATCCAGAGCATGGAAGAATTAGAAAACTATCTATGACTTGTCAATTAACAGATGGTTCAGAATATACAGGTGGTGAATTAGAATTTGATTTTAGAAACTACGATCCACATATGAGAGATGAAGCTAAACATTTAAGAAGAGCAAAAGAGATTTTACCAAAAGGATCTATTATTGTATTTCCTTCATTTGTTTGGCATAGAGTTAAACCCGTAACATCAGGCACAAGATATAGTCTTGTTGTTTGGCATTTAGGAAGGCCTTTTAAATAATGTTTATCAATAATTATTTTAATACAACTATCTGGTCAGAACAAAAACCAGAGTTTGTAAAGTCATTAAACAAAGCTTCTAATAAATATATTAAAGAAGCAAGAAACAGAGAAAAGAAATTTATAAAAGAACACGGTGATTTTGGGAGATCATATCATTCAACACCACTAACAGCTGACAATGACTTTTTAGATTTTAAAAATTACATTGGTCAAAAGTCTTGGGAGTATTTAGATCACCAAGGTTATGATATGTCACAATACACAACTATGTTTAGTGAGATGTGGGTACAAGAGTTTGCTAAAAAAGGTGGTGGTCATCATGCAGCACACATACATTGGAATCAACACGTATCTGGTTTTTACTTTTTAAAGTGCAGTGATAAAACATCTTACCCTGTATTTCACGAACCTAGAACAGGTGCTCGTGCTACAAAATTAAAAATGAAACCAAATCAAAAAGGTGTGTGGCCAGGTTCAGAACTTATTCACTTTAAACCAACACCAGGTACGTTAATTATATTTCCAGGGTTTTTAGAACACGAATTTGCAGTAGATTTTGGTAAAGAACCCTTCAGATTTATACATTGGAATATAACAGCTATACCGAAAGAAATGGCTAAAGATGTTTGAACATTCCTTTAAATATACAATATTTGAAGAATTTGTAAAAATAGATAAAGAAATTTTAAAACAAATAAATAAAATAAAATTAAAAAAAGATGATAATATACCAAATATGAACCTTACTTCTTATTATAATAGAAGTTCATCATTTGATGATTTTATAAAAAATAAATTAAATAATGTTTTTAAAAAACACAACTTATCTTTAATAGACAGTTGGGTACAAAAATATTTAAAAAATAGTTACCACCATTTACATACACACAATATATTACATAAATCTTTTGTTTGGTTTATAGAAGGTAATGAGGATTCATCGCCATTGTATTTTTATGATGTAGGGTATCCATTAGTGAATACAAATCAATCTATAAAAATTAATTTTGTACCAGGAACATTAATTATATTTCCTGGTTTTATACCACATGAAGTAAGACCAAATAAAAATAACAAACGATTAATAGTAAGTGGAAATGTCATTTAAAAAGAAAAAGTATACAGTTATCCGTCAAGCAATATCAAAAGACCTAGCAGCTTTTATTGCAAACTATTTTTTAATGCAAAAACAAGTTTATGATACTTGTAGACAAGCAAGATACTTTTCACCATTTGAAAACATCATAGGTCATTATGAAGGTAGGGATGAACAGATACCAGACACTTATAGTCAGTATTCTAATATAGCTATGGAAACTTTAATGCTTAAATGCCAACCAGAAATGGAAAAGGTAACAGGTCTTAAATTATATCCAGCTTATACTTATGCAAGAATATATAAAAAAGGTGACATCTTAAAAAGACATAAAGATAGGTTTAGTTGTGAAATATCTACTACTATGAATTTAGGTGGCGATGACTGGCCAATATATTTAAATCCTGATCCTAAAGCTGGACACGTTTTTGGTCCTAAAGAAGGAGTTCATCAAGTTCAAAATTATGCACCTACTAAAGATAAAGGAATTAAAGTAGATTTAAAACCAGGAGATATGTTAGTTTATTCTGGTTGTGACCTAGAACATTGGAGAAATAAATTTAAAGGTAAGGAATGTGTACAAGTTTTCTTACATTATAATAATCGCAAAACACCAGGTGCAAGGGACAATATGTTTGATAAAAGACCTCATCTAGGTCTTCCTTCGTGGTTTAAGCGATGATATAATTCTTAGATGGAGGCAGGGCACCACCACATACCCCCTGTCTCCTTTTAAGGATTATATTATATGTTAGGTATTACAGCTTTATCACAGTCCCCGATATCTTCTTTAGGAGGAACTAGTGTCAATGTAGCCGTTACAGGTTCACAATTAACAGGTTCTATTGGTGCTACAACTGTAACTGCAAATGCAAATGTAGCCGTCACAGGTTTACAATTAACAGGGTCTTTAGGAAATTCTACTATAGATATAAACACTAACGTAAGTGTTACAGGTTCTCTTTTAAACTCTTCTATTGGAAGTGTTACTTCTCAAATTGGAGCAGACGTATCAGTAACAGGATCTCAACTCACAATGTCTATGGGAGAAGAGGCTCTTGTAGGAAATGCAAATGTACCAGTAACAGGGTCACAATTAAGTCTATCACTTGGGACATACTCTGTAAGTGCTGATGGTAATGTAAGTGTTATTGTTACTGAACATGACATGGTTATGTCAACAAATGATGTAAGCATAACAGGTGATGCAAATATAAGTGTTACAGGAAGTCAAGCTACATTCTCAGTTGGATCTGTTTTAGCTACAATAAGTCAAGACATTGATGTTACAGGGAGTCAATTACAGACATCAATTGGTTCTTCAACAACCACCGCAGATGCAAATGTAAGTGTAACTGGAAGTCAAATAACAGCAACTTTAGGTGAAGAAACTATTGATATAAATACACCTGTAGATGTAACAGGATCTCAATTAACTACATCAATTGGAGCTGCAGTAGCTGTTCCAGGAGTAGAGGTACAGGTTACAGGTATAGAATTAACAGGTTCTATAAATAGTCCATTAATTATTGCATGGTCTAATGTAGACCCAGATGTAACTAATACTTGGACTGAAGTAAATAAAGCAGTTTCTAATACTTGGACTGAAGTGGATAAAGGAGTATCTAACAATTGGACAGAAGTTGATAAGGCAGCTTAAAAAGTGTATAATACCAAATTATGGCATCAACATATTCATCAGATCTTAAACTAGAACTTATGGCTACCGGTGAAAATGCCGGGACATGGGGAACTAAAACAAATACAAATCTAGAACTTGTTCAACAAGCAATAGCTGGATTTGAATCTATAACTTTATCAAGTGGTTCTACTACAGCTTTGGTTATGAGTAATGCATCTATTTCTACTGCTAGAAATATGGTAATCAAATTTGCAACAATTACATTATCAGGATCAACAACAGTAACCATACCAGACTCTATAGAAAAATTTTATATATTTGATTGCAGATTAATTACTAATCCAACAAATCTTACTATTAAAACTGCATCAGGAACTGGATTTACAATAGATGCTTCAAAAATTTATGCAGCATATGCTGATGGTACAAACCTTAATGAAGTATCACTTGATACATTAGGTGGCACAATAGCGACAGCTTCAATTGCTGATGATGCAGTGACTAGCGCAAAAATTGCTGATGATGCAGTAGTGAGTGCAGCCATCGCTGATAATGCTGTTTTGACCGTTAACATTTCTAATGCAAATGTGAGCACAGCTAAAATTGCTGATGATGCAGTAACTGCTGATAAGTTACAAAGAAAATTTACAATTAGTACATCTTCCCCATCAGGAGGTAGTGATGGAGACATTTGGTTTAAATATTCATAGGAGTTAAAATGGCTAATACCTATGGCAAAGTATCAGGAACATTTCAAGAAATAGAAAACGCATACGGCAAAGTATCAGGTACTTGGCAAGAAGCAGATGAAATTTATGCTAAAGTATCTGGTGTATGGAAATTAGTTTTTGCCGCGTTTACACCTGGTTCAATTCAAACATTAAGTTCTGGTTCAGGAACCTTTACAGTTCCTGATGGCGCTAACGCAATACACATTCAAGCTTCTGTTGGCGGAGGAGGAGGAGCTGCGGGCGGGATTGGTTATGATAAAGCAGGTGGAGAATCTGCAGGTGCTGGAGGTGGATCTGGTGCTTATGTATCAGATAAAGTTTTTAGTGTAACAGAGGGTGAAACAATATCTTATTCTATTGGTTCAGGTGGTGCTCCAGGAAATCAAACTGCTAATTTTGGACAACCTAGAATAGCTGATGCAGGAACTAATACAACTCTTTCAGGATCAACAACTGGATCTATATTTACTTTAGGTGCAGGAGGAGGTTCATCTGGTACAGGTGGTGGAGTACAAGGACCACTAAGAACTAACACAGCCGGTACTGCAGGATCAGCAACTATTAATGGTACTGCAATTACTTCAGGAAACTTCAGAGATAGTGACGGAACAACTAAAGCTATAACAACTCTTACAAGTGGCCCTGTTGGAACATTTAACCAATCAGGTAATGGTGCAGCAGGTGATTTAACAGGTACAGGAAACTGTAGTGGTGATAATTGTCAAATAGCGGGTTTTGATGGTGGTGATTCATACGCAGGTAATGTTGCTGGAGGGGCAGGAGCTCCTATTTCAGGTAATGGTACAGCGGGAACGAGAGGTTCTGGAGGAGGAGGTGGTTCTCATCATCCATCGTCCCCAGCTTCAGATGGAGCAGCCGGTGGTAATGGAGAAGTTAAGTATAGATTCTTACGAGTACAATAATTGTTTTTAAAACCACAAATAATTATATTTAATTCAATACTTCAAAGATATAAGTTACAAGATATAAAACCTAACCAATCTAATAATAACCAAGAGCTTATAAATCAACTTGAGATTGATATAAAATTAAATGGTTTGTTATGCCCGTTAGTTGTTAATAATGGTGTATTAATTGATGGTCACCATAGATATGAAGCTATTAAAAATTTTTGTACAGAAACACTTGTTTATGTGGTAAAGGATAATGATATGGAAAAATTATTATCTAAACTGAATAGTTATATTTGGTTTGATCACCAAGGTAAACTTAATGGCTAACATATCAAAATGGTTTGGTTATCCTGTGTATATTTCTAAGCTAGAAAACTTTGAAGATATAAATAAAAAAATTGTACCAATAATACAAAGAGATATTACTCCAACCAATTCTCAGTATTCACGGACCACGGATGTAAAGCCAAAAGAATTACAATCTATTGATGATAATCTACACAAAGATAAAAGATTTAAAGAATTATATACTGAGTTATCTAAAGTAATACGAGGTTGTTTATCTGCACAAAAATATAATTTAGATTTGTTAGAAATATATATTACAAAGTCTTGGGCTACCTTATCTATCAAAGAACAATTTATTTCTTATCATAGACACATGAGTAGTCACTTTAGTTTTGTTTATTACCCACAAGCTCATGAACAAGGTAATTTATTTTTGCTTGATGATGATGCTCATAAGGTAGGATTAACTATACCAAAAAGAGATCCATATTTTACAGAGTGGGATCAGAACAATTATGGGAAAGCCGAGTACCCTGCAGAAACAGGTAATGTTATTATATTCCCTTCTATGATGTTTCACGAGACTGGAAAGAATACAAAAGATATACCAAGACTTTCTATATCAGGAGATATAATGTTAACTATGAAAGAAGGGTTTAAATCTGAACATAATATACCTTCTCCTGCGACTTGGATGAAGCTATAAAATGTTGTAAAATGGCTTATGCCTTTAAGAAATGTAAGAATAGCCCCAGGTTTTAACAAAGCAGATACTCCTTCAGGAGCGGAAGGTCAATGGATTGATGGTGACTTTGTAAGATTTAGATATGGTCAACCAGAAAAAATAGGTGGCTATACAGCTATTGGACAAGAAACTATTTCAGGACCAACACGTGCCCAACACACTTGGACAGATTTAGAAGGTAATAGATACGCAGCACTTGGTACTTCAAAAGCTTTATATATTTATTATGAAGATAAGTTCTATGATGTTACTCCCTTAGCAACAGCTATAACAGGTGCAACTTTTACATCTACAAACGGATCAGATATTGTAACCGTAAATAAATCAAGTCACGTTCTTGATGTTGGGGATTATATTACATTCACATCTGTAACTGTACCAGGACAAGCTACTACGCTTAATGGTGATATAAATGATTCTGTTACTACTATT